GGTATTCGATCAACCGAACAGACTCTCCATCGGGTGAACTCTTCAGTGCGCTCAGTTTCTCGTAAATGCTGGAGTTTGATGAGCACAGGGTCATGCTCTGCCACTTGGTGTTGTTGGTCCGCATCTGGTTTACAGACCCACGCATACGGTTCTTGCCCCGCCCTTGAGAGATCGCATAGAGCAAGTCCGAGGACTCCAGCGGCTTCATGTTGGTGATTTCGTCAACCGTATTAGGGATGTTGTTCAGCACCCCCATCTGCTGCACCTTGGCATTGACTGTATCTGCTGCTGTAGCCATTAGTTCTTTGGGCATACCGTAGACGCTGTTGCACATACGCAGGACTGTGGACTTACCGGAACCAGCGAATTCATAGATCAAGTTGATCGCAGCCCCATCCAATCCCGTGAATTTGAACAACGGAGAGCCAAAGGCGGTGAGCGCACCGAAGGCTTGAGCCTCCATCCCCGGCAACCCATACAGGTCGAAGACTTCTCTCCACTTCGCCATGCTCCCCTTCGTGTGAATCTTCTCTACGTACGGCTCGGTGGCTAGCGTAGGGGGGCTGTAGAAAATGCCATCCTTGGTGATCTCTTTATCCCCCAAGATGAACTTGCTGTCGTTGTCTACCCAACCAAATTGTGTTCTCATAGTGTCGGCTTTCTTCTCATACTGTAGGTTCTTGATGCACGTAACAACGAAAAAGGCTAGGGTTTCGTACTGCTTCGGATGTGCTACTACACCCTGCTGCGCTAGCATCTTGCGGAGTTCATCCTTGGAAGAAATCACAGCGGTAGAGATAGCGAATTCTTTAATCCCATCGTGGGGCAAGTGCAGCCTGAACAGCGCAACCTCACCCATCTCAGGGTCCCTCATCCGTTTGACCACATACAGGTCATGTTCGTATACGAGCTTAGGGCCATCTTCTTCATCAGGTCCCGGCTTTATGTAGATGCCGCCGTTCTTACCCCTGAAGAATGGGAATGGGTACTCGGGTATGTTTACTGTCTGAGTGCCCTCCTCAGTCTCTACCTCTACCTCGTTATCTTCTTCTGTAGCCTCGGCAATCTCAACGCCAAGCATGATCGGAGACTTGATGTTGCCCTTATGTGTGCAGCCGTCGCAGCCTGTCGGGTTCTGCTTCTCGAACGTAGCGCAATGATGTGGGCCACCCTTCGCTACTAGGTGCGCTATCTTCCCGTCTACTTCCGCTGGGTTGTACTCGGGATGCTGGTTGGACATCTTGTGAGATGCCGTGTCCTTGTCTACGCAGAAGGCTGTGATTGATAGCGCGGATCGCCAGAGTGGTTCCTCGATAGATGCTTGGTTCTCGTAGCAGTGCAGTAGTTGATTGCAGCCGACTCCGTTAGCCGTCTTCATCATGATGGTCTTGAAGCGTTTGATCTTGTTGGCAAGCAACGCTTCCATCATCGGGCTAACTGCTGGGACGAAGGCTGGTCTTTCCTCTACTGGCTTAGGTGCTTCTGATGAGAGGATGCCTTGAACTTGCGCATAACTCATGCGCACAGTCTCCTCGTTCAGAACTACTACTTCTTTTGTTTCTCCATTTTTGAAGTTAAACGTACCCGGAATACGTAGTACACGCGATGGCTCAAATACTGACGCATCAACAATTAGTTGGTGCTCGTTGCACAATTCTCGGAGCCGCTCGGCAAGAGGCTTCCATTGCCATTGCTCAATCGTGCTGTCGAGTAGCCAGTAAGCGTGTACCCCGTAACCGGAACTTACTAAGATGGGTCGCGGTAGACCTACCGCTTTGCAAAACTTCTGAAGCTCGGCTAATCCAGTGGATTGGTCGATGTAGCCCTTGACTCTACCCTTCTCATCTGGCTCGGCTTTGCTAAGCCCACAGTCGATGTCCACCCATAGGGCTCGGAAGTAGATAGCATTTTTGTGTTCTCTGTTATTGAGAGGTCCGTACTTAGCGCATCCAAAGTACGCATCGAACTTCGCCTTAACGAAACGCTGGGCTAGCTTGGTAACCTCTTCTCTAGTTGCGACAAAGTGCTGATCTGCGTATCGACCTAACCCCTGTGCGCAGAACCGTCCCTCGGGGGGCAGTACGGCGTTGAGTAGATCGAATGGGGACATATTATTTGCGTTTCTTGTGGCACTCTATGAATTGCTTGATGCGGTCATGGTGTGGTGGAGCGGGGGTATTTATCCCCCAAAACCAGTTGTAGATCGTCATTCGGCTTACCCCCAGTTCGAGGGCAATTTGTTTGACAGAAATACCGCAATCAATGCACGTTCTGCCCAAGGCTACGCCCAGAGACTCAGCATCCGCTTGTCTATTAGCTTCAACTAAGTTCTGGCTGTAACCGTAGCTCATGTTATTCCTCGCCCGTCCACGCCTTAACTACCGAGTCCAGAGCGACCTTGGGAGTAGGGGTGGGGGTTTCAGTCTTCTTGACTTCGCGCTTCTTTGGCTCGACTTCAACAGCATCCTCGATATCAACCTTAGGTGCTGCAAGAGCAGGAGCTACCGCAGGAGAGTTCCTAGCAGACGTATCGGCCTGATATGGAGTCATCATCACCATCTTCTTTGTCTCGGGCGCAGCAGAGTGCTTGCTGGTGACGGCGTGTTCCGCCTTGTTGATGAACCTAGTGGCAGTGAACATCACCGACTGGTTGTCGTTGTCCTCGTTGAAGCTGATCTCCGTAACCACGTAGTCCAAGCTCTTGCCGTTGTTGGCAAGGTACTTCGAGTAGTTCTCGAACTTGTGCGTCTTGTCGGTGGGGCTATCGCCGAACAAAGACTTTGAGGCCAGATTCATCTGGTACACATCGTTCTCAAGTGCGGAGTTGAAGTTCTCCTCCAGCATCACAGCCAGTCGGCGCGAGTAGCGGCAAGCCTTGGAGTTCGCCATGCCCGAACCCTTGATGTTCTGCTGGCAAGTGTCGCAACGATCCGACTGTGGGTTAGCAGCACCAGCGTCAGGCACGTTGCCATCGTTCGAGAAGCAATCTGGCGAAGTCGGCTCGGCGTCAGGAGTCCACTGCTTAGCGTAGAAGATACGACCAACCTTAGGCGAAGCATTAACGATAACCACGTTGATGCTGCCCTTGACTTTGCCCATCTCTTCGCCACCGACCATCTTGCGGAAGAGGCCGTTCTTGGGGACGATACGCTTGACGCCGCTCTTACCAGCAATCTGCTTGGTCAGTTCGCTGAGGCCAGCGTTCTGCAGGAAGTCGGGGAGGTCTTGGTTCAGAATAGTGATGTTGCTCATTTTCAGTTTCCTTTTGCGCGTCTAACAACAATGGTGTACGAGTTTTCTACGTTCATCCCCATCGGGAACGAATCTGGATTCTCAGAGAGGAACTCCTTCATATTGGTTTGATGAAGTCTCTTCTCCAACAGGCCGAACGCATCATGTTCCTTGATGAACTGATACATCGAATCCCAGTCGCCCGTCCAGTACTTAGACTTGATCGAGCGAATGACTGTGCCGTGTTGTGTGCGGATGCTGTCGGCGTTTAACTGCTTGCACGTGTCAAGCATCGCCCCTTCCAGAACATCCATCTGTGCGTCCATCTCGGCGCACTCTGCCTTGTACTTGCTGGTCAGCATGTCCTTGGCATCTCTTATCTTTATGTAAGCCTCGGCCATCTTGTCTACAGACACAGATGACTCTTCCTGAACTTCTTCGTTCATCCTAATCTCCTAACTTTGTTACGGGAGGTCTATCTTAGCAAGAGTCTTTACATTGTCAAGCGATTTCTACAGGCTCGGCAGAAATTTCTTGGCGGTAAAGATCAATCACATTCTGGTGGTTTTCTACGTTGTTACGCAGAAGGGCGTACATCCTAGCCTCAACTGAGGAGCCCGAGATATGCACGATGGTCATGTTGTTGACCTGACCGGGGCGGTCAATACGTGCGTTGGCTTGAAGGTACGTTTCCACACTAGAGCAGGGAGCGTACCAAATGATTGTGTTCGCTGCCGTCAGTGTTAGCCCGTGGGAGGCTGCTTGCGGTTGGATGATGAGCACCCGTGGGGACTCGTTCTCTTGGAACATCCTCACGATCTCGGATCGCTTGTTCACCGATACCGAACCGTTGATGACTTCGCAACTGATGTTGTTCTTGTCTAGGTGGTTCTTCAGTAGGGCTATCGTGTGAGTGAACGGAACAAACACAAGCACCTTGTGGCTTGCTTCCTCAATCACTTCCTGTACTACGTTAAGCCTGTTGCTTACGTCGAACTCAATGACGCTCTTGTTGTCGGTGTAGACCGCGCCGCTGGAAATCTGCAGTAGTTTGTTGATCTTCACCGCAGCGTTGACGGCAGAGATTTCCTCACCAGCCGCCTCGAACCACATTTCCTTCTTGAGCGTTTTGTAGTACGCATACTGTTGTGGGGTGAGCGGTGCATCCCGATCCACGTGGATAACTGGAGGGAGGTCTAGGCACTGGGCCTTCTCAAACCTGATCGCTGGCTGCAGAATGTTGTGGACTATGTGCTTCGCTTCGGGTCTGGGGATGTACCGATAGTCGCTCACCTTGAACATCACGGAGTCGCGGAACTGCCCCAAGAACGGGGGGACTGACTTAGGGTTAACCAACTTGGCTAGCCCGTATGCGTCTACGGGGGACTGGGCAGCGGGAGTACCCGTCAACATCCACAGCCCCTTGACCACCTTCATAATGTCACGAAGGGTCTTCCACCTAGTTGTCTGTGCGTTCTTATATGCTGATGCTTCATCTACTACGACAAGATCGAACCCGCCAGCCATGATCTCTTCCTTCACGATGCCCACACCATCGAAATTGATGATGACGAACTCTGCACCGGAGTCGATGATCTCTTTACGCTTCTTAGCCGAACCATAAGCAACCGTAACACTACGGTGCAACGCGAACTTGAACAGATCGTTCTGCCATGCCGACTTCATAATCGACAACGGACAGATCACTAACACTCGCTTCACTAACCCTAATTGCATCAAATAGTCCACTGACCAAATCACTGATGCTGTTTTACCCGTACCCTGCTCGTTGAAGCAGAACGCCTTACGGTTGGCGATGAGGAATTCTGATGTAACTTTCTGATGGTCGAACGGTGTGAACCCGTGAGGACGGGGCCACTTGTACTCTGATAGGTTCATTTTTTAGGCTTGTTGACTTTCACTGTGTGATCCGAGTTCCTGCTGAACGAACGGTTCGCGCTCGGTGCTTTCAGCTTTAGGTTGCTCGGTGCGTTGGTCCCACCTTTTGACAGTGGGACCGTATGATCTATGTCTTTACCCGTGCGGTCAATCCCTTTTTTGTCCATTTCATTTCGAGCACTTTCGCGCTTCGCTCGTTTGGGACCTTCGCCCCTAGCGACTTGTTGTGCGTACTCTTTTTTGTACGGGCGGGGCTTGTTGACGTAGGGCATGATGACTCCGTTATTTACCGCACGGGCCTAGCGCCTGTGCAAACATATGATCCTCCTCCAGCAACTTGATCCTGCGGAGGGCGCACTCGTAATGGTTATGCCCGAACGTATAGCAGTCGGGGCCATGCGTTCCAATTCTACCGTCCCTATCCTGCTGCCAGCGTAGTGCTTGGCGTAGGCGAATGATCTCTGCCGCTGCGTCTGCTGCCAGATCGCTTTTTTCGGCATACAAACGGATGAGGATTTCCGCTGGGCTGTCTGGTTTCATGGTTGCACCTTTGGTGTGGGGTTATTTGCAGACATTCCAAGCACCACGTTGATGAGACAGTCGCTGCGTCCGTCTAGCTGCATTACCCGCCTTTGTAATCTTCATATCGAGGCGAGTTCTTACGCCATCGGCTAGGTCCTTATTGTCGATAAAGGTACTCTTGTTAGTCTGAGAGCACTTGAGCCCTACGATCTTTGGCACAACAGCGAGGCAACTTACTGGGGTGCTTTCATGTTTGAGCAACCACTCATTCAATTTAGGCCATTGAGAAGCAATGAACGCTCGTACCGGAGCCCTGTACTCCCATTTGGAAACGGGCAGGAAAGGGTAAGCGTTAGAGAACTCCATCATCGCGGCGTCGTCTTCTAAATCCACGCCAAGGGCGCTTGTGATCTGCCCCATGCGCCAATGCTTAACGAACCCGATAACAAGCCACTCGGCTACTTTAGTTGAGTCACTCATGTCTTGCTCCTTTCGGGCCAATTTTTAGGGCGGTCAGTCCATTCGATGTCTACGCGCAGCGTTTCTTTCTTCGCCGCCCAGTGCGCGGCTTTCTCGGCCGACTCATGCATAAATGCTGCCCATGACCAGCACTCACCATCCCACCAACGATAGGTGGCGTGGAACTGCTGGTGGTAATGTTTCGTCGGCCACCAGCCAATCC